TAATGATCCTGTCAAATCACCCATTCCAGGGATTTTTGAAGCTAATTTCAAAATCAGATTCAATGGCATCAATAAATTATCCAACAAAACCAACCCAATTGCTTTCAACCCTCCGATGATTCCGCCATTGGTGAAACCATCAGAAATGGCGGTCCATTTTTGTTTTATCAAATCAATAAATCCCGAAACCAATTTCATCACCGTTTGAACAATCCACAATTGCGCGATCCAATCTTTGAATTTGTATATCAAATAAGCGATTGCAGCAACCAACGCAATGATTCCAACAACCAACAACGTGATTGGAAAAGCGGTCATCGCAGCATTTGCAACCCATTGAATCGCTGTGTAAATTTTCATCGTAGTTCCCGCCACTTTCGTCGCTATGTTGTAAGCAGTCAACGCCGCGGTGTTTGCTCCAATAGCAATTGATGCCGTGCCGCTGACCGCACCCATAACGCCCAAACCTATGTTGTATAATAAAATTGCATTTCGTGCGGCAAATAAAGCCAAGCGCATCCCCACCCATGCACTTATAACAATCCCAATGATACCAACAATTGTTTCCAAATTATTCGAAACAAAATCAATCACAGAACCCATGAATGAAAGTTTCCCATTCACCGCGTCGCTTGATGTGACCAAATTTGTCCAACGATTCGATAAAGATTCCATTTTCTTTGAAAACGTTGACATGTTTTTGTCCGCCTGTTCTTGTGCTATGTTTGTCCCTGTGACTGCGGCTGTGTATTTATCAACCTTTTCAACGTTTTGCAAAAGTATTTGACCGGCAACTAAATTTTCAACGCCAAAAACCTTTGCCATTGCCGTCGCGTCACCTTGTATTTTTGAAAGTTCTTTCAATCGAACGGAAAAATCAATTGATTTATCCATCACCAACGTAGTGTTCACGCCATATTTTGACAACTGGTCCAACGCTTCTTTTGGAAGTGCTTTTGCTGTTGCCATTTTCGTCAAAACGTTTCGCAGTTTTGTCCCCGCCTCGGCTCCTTTGATGTTTTGTTCCGCTAATGTTTCAATGATTCCAACAGATTGTTCGACATTCACATTCATCGAAGCAGCAACAACGCCGAATTTATCCATAGCTTCTGCAATCGCAGGGATTGCCGCCGCACCTTCTTTTGACCCCGCAGCCAACACATTCACCACCCGTGATGCTTGATCCGCTGCCAATCCAAATTGGTTCATTGTTCCAACTAACGATTGCACAGAAACTTCCATTTCATCGCCTGATGCCTGTGACATTAAAATGGCGGCATTTGTTACCGCTGCCAATCCATCTGCGGATTTCAATAATTCAGGTTTTGCAGACCCAACCAGTTCAAAACCTTTTGCAACTGCAATTGATGATTGTTTCGTTGCGTTTGCAACCTCAAAAATTTTGCTTTTAAAATTATCTAAATCTGGACCAGAAACACCAGTAATGGCGGATAATGAAGCAATTTTCTTTTCAAATTCAACAACGTCCTGACCCGATTTATACAAAAAAGCACCAATCGCAGCAACACCACCAAACCTGATCATTTCTTTTCCAACAGCCCCCAAAGATGGCGTCAATCGACGCAAGCCACGATCAAAACGCGCGACGCTTGCTTCTGCTTTTTGTGCAAATGACTGAACGTTTCCAGTCATTTTTGAAACAGGTGCCGATAATTTATCGATCGCTGAAAAAATTGTCGGAATTGTTAAACTCATTTTTTACTGTTCATTTCTTTGTGTACTTCTTTCAAATCGTTGTACCAATACGTCAAACCATGCCAATCTGAATCATCAATAAACAAATTGTCAACAACTTCTGGAATCCATTTTGAATCCCTGACAACAGAACGAATCATGTTGTGCAGGGATTCAGGATTCACAGGAAAAAAACCACAATTGCCTGTGCAACTTTATAATCTTCTGAATCAAGCTGTTTGATGATTCCAGAATTTTGATTTGTCAACGCGCTAATATAAGCAGAGATCAATGCAAATGCGTCAGACGTTTTGATGTTCTGTGTTTTCGCTTGCAATTCGCCAACCTTCAAACGTGGTTTGAAATTTAGCTTGTCACAAACAACTGAATCATCATCCGCCAAAATTGGCCATTTCAATTCGTGAATAAGATTGAATTTTTCATCCAATATCAAGTGACCCGCCGAAATTGCTTTCGCTAAAGTCCCGATATTTTCTGCATTTTCTTCGATCTTTTCTTCATCCATTTTTTTGAATTCCAACCATTTGTGAATTTCACTTTTGGCTGTTTCCACATTTACTTTTCCCATTTTACCTGTGAGTTTATTTGCTTATTTATTAACCGCTGATTTTTTTCAACTTTCCGCCACCTGAAACAACCAATGTGAATGTTGGATTGTTCCCGTTTCCTTCATAGTCACCAACTGGTTTTCCAGTTCCGCCCCAAACAGTGCCGTTGATTGATGAAAAGGTCCAATCGGCTTTTTCTGGTGATCCTGCCAATTCAACAATTTTGTCCAATTCATTATTTCCATTCATGTCCCATGAAATCACGACACTGAATTTCCATCGTTTTCTGTTTATCTGATCAATCATTTCGCCTGATCCATCAACCATGTCGGAATCATCATTTGAACGCAAACCGCCCAAATCAAAAGTTGAATCTTCGTTTGACTTTGCGAAAAACGTTCCATTCCCCAATGTTGGGTGATTGTAGGTAATTTCTATAATATCGCCACCTGTTGCCATTTCTTTATGCTTTTAAAATTTATATTGTGCCAAAATTGAATCCCGCCTGCGCTGTTGTGCTGCTAATTCTCGCGATCCCTGTTCGTTTGTATTTGAAAAAAGTTTCTAATCTATCAGGATTTGTCGTTGACAAACCAACTTCGATTGAATCTTGCGCAAAAGGAACGTCGGCAATCAATGCGCGTTTTCCTAAATCAGCCAACATTTTGTCAACAATTTGTTTCCATTGTTTCGGTTTGATTGTGTCACCTACTGAAACAACATCATCATCATCCGCAATTGTTTTGTCAACTACATTGATTTGTTCTAACAAATAATAAGTGAAACGAACATTCAAATCTAGCATGATATTTCTGCAATATCTAAATTGTGGCGGCACTTCACCAATTGGGTGATATGTTGTCACAAAATCCTGAACTTTGTACCTTGAACCGCTTAAAACAACAGTTGACGACCCTTTTTGAACGATTGAATCTCGGAAATTGTAATCAACCATCGATCCAATGTTTTCATCAGATGGAATTGGCATGTCTGGATAGCTTAACCCATTAACGTCCCGATGTGGACCATCCTGCATTGTTCTAGCAAACAGCAAAGTCATGTTTGCCGCTGCTTCTAATGGGAAACCTTTTGATAATGGTGCAGGCGCAACCGCATTGGTCATTTCCGCTTTTCTTGAATCCGTCAAAACTGATGGATCATCAGATGTGTCACCGTAAATCGCAATAAATGGTTTCATAATTATTCCCGCATAACGCCCCGTAGGTGTGTTTGGGTCTGCAATTCCATTGTATGCTTCTAATTCTGCAAAAACAGGTGATCCATAAGTATTCAAAACAATTGTGTTCCAATTTTCAGCGAATAAATTTAATGACGCTGTCACCGCAGGCGTTCCCACCCCTGTTGCCGTTGATGCGACGGCATAAGTCACACCCAAATCCAAATCATTTGTTTCAACAGTGATGTCCAAATCTTCTGATGTTAAGCCCGCCCACTTAGCAGTCAAAACAACTTTTCCCGTTCCACTTGTTGCAATTACTGGTGTTCCTAAAACGTTGTTAACCACAGTGATGATTTTTGCTGCTATTGCCGCAGGTGCGTCACCTGTTGCAACAACAAAGTCATATCGCCCGCCATCGACTGATCCACGGCCATTGATCACAACTGTGTGTGTTCCATTTGCTGTGGCTGTTCCAACTGGTGTCAATTCGCGAACCGCTGCAACTGCTCCGCCCGCAACCGCTTGTGGATATACAATCACAGGGATTCCGCCAATTCCTGTTCCAGAATTAGGACGCAAAATCCGCATCGCTGTGTATATTGGCGAACCATACCCGTATAATTCACCCGCCTGTTGTGCGGATGTTATTTCCTTTGGTGTTGTGTCAAGTCCTGATTGATTTGCCGTATTTGCTTCACCAATCAACGCCACACGCTGCGGCAAATTCGGTGTCACTTCTGCAAAATTCCCTTTGGTTATTTTGTAACCAACGGTTTTTGCGATTCTTTCCAATGAAACTGCGTTTGAAATCATCTTTTAATCTTTTTTAATTTATACAAATATAGTTTTTTATTTCTTTTTTATTGCGCTACCTTCTTCACTTTCAATTGATTTTTGAACATGGTTGTCGTCAACCTTATTCAAAAACACTTTCCAAAAATAACCAAATTTTGTCAAATATCCCGTTTCATTGTTTTTGCCAAATACAGATGACAAAGTTTCATCAGGGAAACCAAACAAATCCGATGATCCCTTTTTGATCATTATGTCATTATAAAAAAAAGCCTGTTCAACATTACCTAGTTGATCGTATGACACAGCGATGTTTTCAAAATATTGGCGCAGATCATTCCAGGTGTATTTTTTTGACGTTGAAATTCTTATGACCGCATAAAAAATCCCAATGGGTGAAAATAACGAAACTAATTTTTTCGCTAAAAACCCCAAAAACAAAAAAATAAAAGTTTGTTTTTTCATAAGTCTAAAAATTACCGTAATAAATTGACATTAATTCAGCCATTAGTGTCGTTGAAAAATAAGATT